CTGGTCGAAGGAAAGTATATATGGATTACTCATACATGGGTGTGCAGCCGTTCCGCTGACCTTCCTAGAATAAAAGCCCCGCTTCATGCTTGGGAGCAGGCAGGGTTGTTAACCTTCGTTGACGCCGCTGAAATACCGCCTGAACTTCCGGCCGTATGGCTTGTGAATACAGCGTTACAGCTTGGAGCTTCAATCATAAGATTTGCGTGTGACTTTTATCGTTGGATGTGGTTAAAACGAGCCTTTGAGTCAGTAAATATTACTGACGATAAGAAAACAGGTAAGGTTTTTCTTGTGCGTCCATCAAATGAAATGCTTATTACTCCGATTATCACATCGGGGTTTGCAAACAAGAGATTTGTGTGGGGAGATAATCCTCTGATGAGATGGGGAGCGAACAATACGAAGCTTGTTACAGCACCATCGGGAAATATCACATACGGAAAAATAGAGCCGAAATCCAGAAAGACAGACCCGTTCAAGGCGTTCGTTGCGGCGATGTGCCAGTCTGCGGAGCTGGAAAAGAAAGAGCAGGCAATGGCAAAACTGAAAAATCTGAATATCAAGGTTAATGTTTATTGAAAGGGGGCGATAATGTGGGAAGCTTCAGAGATTTCCTTGAAAGCATATTTCATACCAAGAGCCAAAAGGTGGCCGCCGAAAGCGTCGGAACAAGCTCAGATGATTATGATATATACACAAATGCAGTCGGTGCAGTAGCGATTATATCCGTAATTGAGCAGATTGCCTCCTTGTGTGCCATGGCGGAACTCAAAACCTACCAGAATAACAAAGAGTTCAAAGGCTTGGAGTGGCATAATCTGAACGTATCGCCGAATGTAAATCAGTCTGCAACGGAGTTCTGGAAGGAATATTACAGCAAATTGCTCTATAACGGGGAAGTGCTGGTTCTCCAGCACGGAGGTCAGAAAATAATTGCTGACGGATTCGGAATTGATAAATATGCTCTCAGAGAAAATGTGTTTACAGGAGTATACAAGGACAATTTTACTTTCAATCGGAGCTATACAGCCTCGGAAGTATTTTATGTCAGATATTCCAATCGTCGTGTAAGAGCTGTTCTTGATGACGTTCTTTCCGTATACAACAAGCTTTTTAACGAAGCCTCCAACAAGTACATAAAATCAGGCGGAAGCAAAAGCGTAATTGAAATTGACACAGCACCAACAGGCGATACGGATTTCGAGGAGAAATATTCAGAAATGATGGAACGCCGCCTTAAAAACTTCAATCAGGCGAAAAACGCAACACTGACATTGTTCAGCGGTATGCGTTATACACCGAGTAACGCACCGAGCAACACAAAGAGCAGTAACGAGATTACAGACATCAAATCTCTGTTTGATGGTGCAATGGTGAGAGCGGCTCAAATGTTCAAATTCCCGCCTCAGCTGGTGTTGGGTGAGGTTTCGGGGATTGATGATGCAATAGCGCTTGCACTCACATCCTGCATCGACCCGCTGCTTGATGCCACATCCGAGGAATTTTCCCGAAAGGAATTTACTGCGGAGGAGCATATTGCAGGTAACTACATTGCGGCGGACACAACGAATATCAAGCACATTGATATATTCAGCCTTGCCCCGAACATCGAAAAGCTTATTTCTTCGGCATTCATGAATGTTGATGAAACAAGAGAAAAAGCGGGGCTTGTGCCTACCGGTGAGGAATGGGCGAAGGTTCATTTCTGTACCAAAAATCAGGAGCCTATAAGCAATCTGAATACAGCTGGAGGAGGTGAAAAGAATGAGTAAGCTTTATGAACTCAAAATGAGTACAACTGTTCCAAAAACGCTGAATATGTATATTTATTCAGACGTAATGCCTGACGGATATGATTGGTGGACAGGTGAATTTATCGAGAGCGAAACAAGTGCGGAACACTTCCGCAAAGAGCTTGAAGCTGCCGGAGATGTAGTCCAAATCAATATTTACATCAACAGCCTTGGAGGCTCAGTCATGGAGGGCCTCGGCATATACAATCAGCTTCGTCGACATAAGGCACACAAGACAGTATATGTTGATGGATTTGCCTGTTCTGTTGCTTCCGTTATCGCTATGGCGGGTGATGAAGTAATAATGCCGTCCAGTTCAATGATGATGATTCACGCACCGCTTACACGAGTTTGGGGCAATGCATCAGAACTGCGTAAGGCGGCGGATGAACTTGACAAGATTTCGCTTTCCACAATGCAGACGTATCTTCAGAAGGCAGGAGGTAAGCTGACAGCTGAAAAACTTTCTGAAATGTACAATGCAGAGGCATACTGGAGTGCTGCCGAGTGCATTGAAATGGGACTTGCAGACCGAATGGCTGACGCTGATATTGACATTGAGGCGGCAATTGCCAAGCTTGAAGAGGGCGGGTCAGCAAGTACGGCACAGCAGAAGTTGATTACACGCACCAAAAATGCGGTAGCAACAGCAGCGGCTAAAGCTAAGCACCCAGAGTCCCCGGAGCAGGTCGTTCCCAAAATGGAGGAAAAACCTCCTGAAAATCCCGATGTCGTTCAGCCAGAGCCGACACCTGTTCCCAATGCGGAGCAGAAACGGGCTGATTTCCTTGAAATGGCTGAAAATAAAGTCAAAAAATTTTTTATGTAAGGAGTTGTAAAAACTATGCCATTTAATCTTGACAAACTTAAGCAGAAGAAGGCTGAATGCTCCGTTGCACTTGTTGCAGCAATGAAGGAGCAGAACGAGGAGAAAATCGAGCAGGCTCTCGGTGATTTTGCTCAGTACGTTGGTGATGCAATGTCTATGGCGGCAGAACAGCACAATGGCAATGCAATTGATACCGTTATCCTTGCCACAAGAGGCGTCCGACAGCTGACACAGCAGGAAACAAGCTTCTGGGAAGGCTTCATTCAGGCGGCAAAGGCATCCGATGTTAAGCAGGCTATCAACGGCCTTAAGGACGGTATCCCGGTTACATTCATTGACGCAGTGCTCGATGATGTAAGAAAGGCACATCCTCTGCTCAACCTTATCAATTTCCGCAACGGCTCTATGTACACAAGATTTCTGTACAACAAGAGTGGTAAGCCTACAATCGTATGGGGTGATATCACATCAGCGATTACAAACGAGCTTAACGCGGATATCGGTTATATCGATGTTGCACTAAAGAAGCTTTCAGCATTTATGTATGTTCCGAAGGATATGCTTGACCTCGGTCCTGCATGGGTTGACCGCATTGCAAGAGAAATTCTTACAGAATATATTGCTCTTGGCACTGAAACCTCTGTTGTTGACGGTGACGGCAAGGACCAGTTCATCGGTATGACAAGAGATGTTTCCAAGTCTGCGGCAGTTGTTGACGGCGTATATCCAAGAAAAACAGCTGTAATTCTTTCTGAACTTACACCGCTTTCAGTTGGTAAGGTTCTGAGAATTGTGGCAACAGATGTCAACGGCGATGCCCGTGCTGTAAATAACCCGATTTTCGTCGTAAACCCATTTGATTATTTCGAAAAGGTTATGCCTGCCACAACAGTGAGAAACTCTGACGGTACATACAGAAATGATGCACTTCCTTATCCGATGACAATTGTTCAGTCTGCGGCTGTTCCGGTAGGATATGCAATTATGGGTATTGCTGAAAGATATCTTGCAATTCTCGGTGTTGAGAAGGGCGGCAAGATTGAGCATTCAGATGAGTACAGATTCCTTGCTGATGAACGTACATACAAGGTCAAGCTTCAGGGTAACGGACGTCCGCTTGATGAAAATGCGTTTGTACTTCTTGATATTTCTGAACTTGAGCCTGCTGCTCTTGAAGTTATCGTCAAGAACAAAGCCGAAGAACCTGTATACACTCAGGAAGTAGCAGCGGATGAAACGGGGGAATAAACGCCGCTGCTTATACGGTTGAAAACACCTACACAGAAGCGGAACTGAACGCAATGACAAAGGCACAGCTGATTGAATTGTGTCAGTCCCGCGGAGTGCAGGGCGTAAGCAGCGGCACTCTTAAAGCTGATATTATAGCGGCAATTCTTGCGGCTCAGGAGGGGTGAGATAAATGCTTACACTTGCTGAAATAAAAAATCAGCTTGATATGACGTGGGATGACGAGGCAGACGACAAAAAGGTGCTGGATATTGCACGGCGAGCACAGACTACCGTTGCAGGTCTTATCGGTACACCTGCCCGCAAATTCTTCACTGAGGACAGCGAGAGCAGTTCTGAGGGCGTGCATGATGAAGCTGAACAGCTTTTTCTTGACGCCTGCCGATATATGCGTGATAACGCTTTTTCGGATTTCAGAGTGAATTTTGCTGAAAATATTCGTTCACTCAGAGCTGCAAACTCTGTTGCTGATGAGGAGGAAACAGCCGATGAATAAGGAGCAGGTTGCTTTCAGTGCGGGTTATGCGGAGATTTACACTGTTGAAAACGTTGCTGAAAAAGGCGATAAGCCTGTGAACGAGCTTGTCAACAGGCGGAAAGTTCGGTTTGATTACAGAACAATCGGTGCCGTTCGTTTCTTTATGGCGAAACAGGCAAATGTCGAAATCGACAAAACTATAATCATTCCGAAAGGTCCGCATGTTTCCCCTCAGGATATTGTTATTCTGCGTAGCGAAAAAAACGAGGAAAATGAACAGTATGAGATTGTGCAGACTCAGGTGAAAACTGACACTGCACCTCATACCATACTGCTGACCCTAAAACGAAGGACTGAAAAATATGACTTTGCGTGAATTCCGTGATGTATTATGCACTGTCAAAGGTGCACCCGTGTTTCACAGTGAATCACAGAAATGTGATGAATATATCGTTTGGCAGGAAGTCAACGGCGGTCTTGGGATAGAGGCTGACGGGGAACCTGCCGAGAGCGGTATGAGAATTGCAGTTGACTGCTATACCAAGGTTGAATATAGCACTGTTCCCGCAGAAATCGAGCAGGTGTTATCCAAGCATGAGGAAATCTGCATAGATGGTCCTATGATTGACTATGAAGAAGATACGGGGTATACACATTACGCCTATGATGTGGAGGTATACGGCCATGTCTGAATTTTCTTTTAACGGCATTGATGAGCTTGCCGCTGATATGAAAAAGCTGGATTTGCTCGACAACGAAACTCTTGTTGCTGAGATGCTCGATGCAGGTGCAGAGGTTGTTGCTGAGGAGTGGCGAAAAGGTGTTGAAAAGACAGTTAGAAACGTTGATGACCGCTCTTACGGTGATTTGCACGACAGTATCAGCGTGAATAAGGGTATAAAAAAGGTCGGTGACGTTTCCGCAAAGGACATATATCCCAAAGGCAAAGACAGAAAAGGTGTCCGTAACGCTGAAAAAGCTTTTATTTTGCATTATGGCAAAAGCGGACAATCTCCGACACTGTTTGTTGATGATGTAGAGAATGCCGCCGAAAGCAAGGCGGTAGAGGCTATGTCTGATGTTTATAACAAATATTTAGAGAAAGAAGGTTTATAATTATGGCTCAGATTGGATTAAAGTATATGGTTGCTGCACCTGTCAGCAATTATGAAGCCGGCAAATACCCCGAAATCGAAGCTGGCAAGGCTTTCAGAGTCGGTAAAGCTATTACTGCCGATAAGAACGTCAGCTTTTCGGAAAATCCTCTTTATGCAGATGATGAAGAAGCAGAGAACGCACAGATTTTCGAAAGCGGCACGCTGAAAATCTGCGTTGACCATATGACTCTTCAGTCGCAGGCGACAATGTTCGGTCACACATACACAGCTCCTGATGATACAAAAAAGACCCCTGAGGAGCTTGTGAAGAGCGGCACGGATATTCCTCCGTATATGGCAGCAGGCTACTACAAGACACTTTTCAAGGAAAACAAGAGAAGCTTTGAGGCGACAATTCTTTTTAAAGTAAAATTCAAGCCGCCGAACGAAACCGTTAAGACAAAGGAAAAGTCCATTTCCTGGGGAACATACGAAAGTGAGGGTGCTATTAAGTGCCTTTCGGGTTTTGCGGACTCAGAGCCTTATGAAAAAACAGCACGCTTCGCAACAGAAGCAGAAGCCAAGGCATACCTTGACACTTACTTCAAGCTTGCTGAAGATGAACCCGAAACAACCCAAACCGACCCTGTAACAGATGAGGGAACGACCTCAGGTGACGAAGGCACCGACCAGGGCGAAACTTAATCAGGAGCAGCATATGGAAAGAAGCGTTACAATTAAGGTGAACAATTCAGAGATTGAGTTATATTTTTCTGTGTGGGCTATGGCTGAAATCAACAGTCTTTGCAAGGATTATTCACTCCTTGCAAACTGGCTCAAAAGTGATGATTTTGACACGGCTCTGAGCAAGCTTAATCTTATTGTAACTATTCTTTCCAATAGTGCTGTTATGAAGCATAATGTGAGAATAACGATGGGACTTGAAAAAGGTGAGGTCAAATCGTTATTGTCACATTCTGACTTACAGAATTTTTTAATCAGCGAAAAGGATATATTAACCTGCATTGAAGGAATTTTTAAAACCATCAATGCAGGTCTTGCATATATAATTCCCGATGGCGTCAGCATCGAAGAAAAAGACCCTGACCTTGCAGAAATCGAACGGGAATATGGAAAGGTAAACGACGATATCGGTGTAACACGCTTTTATCAGCGAGGATATTCGTCAGGGCTTAATTATCAGGAAATAAACATAACCACACCCGGAGAAATAACGCAGATGTGGTTATTGAATATAAGTGAAAGACAAGGACGGTGATATCATGCCAAAGAGAGAAATCGGAACGAGGCTTAAGCTTGACGGTGAGGCGGAGTATAATGCCTCTATAAGAAATATAAATCAGACGCTTCAGGTGCTTAATTCCGAAATGGCGGCAACTACGTCCGCTTTTGACAGAAATAATGCTTCTATTTCCGACCTTAGAGCAAAGGGCGAAATTTATAACAAGCAATTGGAAGCACAGCAACAGAAGCTTGAAATATACAGCAGAGCTGTGCAGGAAGCTCAGGACGCTCAGAAGAAAGCGGCAGACGAACTGGCTGAACTTACGGAGAGATACGGTGCAAACAGTGAAGAAGTGCAAAAAGCCGAGCGCAGACTCGCAGCAGTAACAGCTACGCTGAATGATTATCAGATTAGAGCTAATTTTACAGTAAGGTCGATAAATCAGCTTGAAGCGGCACAGCGAAGCAATAATGAAGCTATTGCACAGATGGAAAACAGCGTTGATGATGCGGAGCAGGCTATAAACAGGTACGATGAGGCTCTTGACAATGCAGGTCAGTCCGTTATTGATTTCGGGGATTTGGTAAAGGCGAATTTAGCGAGCAACCTTATAAGCAGTGCATTTGAAAAAGCAACAGAAAAATCGTCCAAGGAATTGCTTGCTATGGCGGAGCGGGTAGGCTTCAGTGCTGAAGCTTATCAGGAATGGGATTATATAGCCAAGCAGGCAGGTACAACAATGGAAACGCTTCAGGGCGGTATTACTGACCTTGCTGAGAAAATGGACGATGCAGCATCGGGAACAGGCGAAGCGGCGGAAATTTTTGAACAGCTGGGTCTTTCAGTAACTGACACTACAGGCAACCTCAAAGACCAGGAGCAGATGTTTACAGAGGTTGTTCTTGCGTTGCAGAATGTTGAAGATGCCAGCAAGAGGCAGGCACTTGCTACAAAGTTGATGTCAACAACAGGCGAGGAACTTCTTCCTCTGCTCAACGGTCAGATTGGTTCTATTGATGAACTGAAAAGAAGTGCTCACGAAATGGGTGCTGTATTGTCGGATACAGCACTCAATGATATGGCTGCCATGGAGAATTCCTTTGAAAATCTTGAAACAAAGGGGATAAATGCCGCAACAGCACTTGTATCAAAGGCGGCTCCCGCTTTAAGTAAAATGTCAGATATTGCAGTCGAAAACACAGATGCGATTCTTGCACTTATTGCCGCTTACGTATCTTTTACGGGAGCAAATGCTATCGGAAACGGTATCATGACGCTTGTCAACAGTATAAAGCAGCTTAAAACTGCTAACGATGCAGCAACAGCTTCACAGACAGCTATGAACACTGCTGCTAATGCAAATCCGTATATTCTTCTCGCTTCTGCTTTGGCTGCTGTAGTGGGCGGTATTGTTGTTTATAACAGCACTGTAGAAACAGCGACAAAGCAAATTAAGGAGCTCAAAGAAGAAACTGACAATTCCATAAAAGCTTCAAATGGCGAAATAGCTGTCATAGAAAAAAAGGCAGAACGTTATGAAGAACTGAGAGAAAAGACGAATAAGACAGCGGCTGAAACAGCAGAACTGAAAGACATTGCACAGGACTTGCAGGCGATACTTCCTGCGGGTACTGAAATAATCAATGCTCAGACGGGCGCCTATAATTCTCTTGCTGGGGCTATTGATAATGTTATAACATCTATGCGACAGCAGGCTGTTTTAGATGCGTATAAAGATGAATACAGTGCTCTCATAGAAATGCAGGTAGATTTACAGGACAGATATGACAGTTTAACCACTTCACTTACAAACGCTGGAGCAAAAATTAGTGCAGACGGTATGAAAATAGGGTTTGAAACACCAGCAGAACTGTTTGCTTCGGGTATGATGTCTGAAACAGGAGAATGGGAAACGTTAAATAGTGACCTTATAAAAGTTAACTATGAACTAGGTCAACTTGAAAGTAAACTGCAGGGATATTATGAAACCATACAAACCTCTGCAACAAATACTGGAGAAGTCATTACCGATACAGCAGAAGCTTCAAGAATAGCCGCAGAGGGGATGGCACAGCATTATGCTGAGCTTGCACAGGAAGAATACAAAACCTACGAGGAAAAGCTTGCTGACAAGGTTACTGCTCTTGACGATAACCTTGCTTTACGGAAAATCAGCGAGGAGGAATATTACTCACAGCTTAAGCAGTATCTCGATGAAAATAAAAACGAGGAAAGTAAAGCATATTTCGAACA